GAAGAAGTTGCTGAAGGATGGAAAAAAGGTAAGTATACAATTAAAGACGAAAATGGAAAAATACTTGGCACATACAGTTCTGGTGGTAAAGCTAAAAAGGTAATGGATGACCTTATGCAAAAAGGTGATTACCCCGAACTAACTGTCTCAATGGTAGAAGAAGTTGAAGTTGCTGAAAAATTTGCAGGATGGATTGCAATATATGGTGGAAAGCAATTGGAAATTAAGAAAAGTGAAGCAGATGGAATATGGCCCGCAAAACAATTAGCAATTAAACACTTTAAAGTTCCTAAATCGAAACAAGGACTTCTTGCGATTAAACCAGCAGAAGAGGAAGTTGAACTTGGTGAAGCCGCATCAAAATATAAAAACGAGTTTGTCAAATATGCAGTAGAAATTATTAAAAAACTCAAAAAAGATGGTAAGATTGATGACTCGACAAAAGATAGTTTAATTATAAACACCATTTCCCCTATCATGGGTAGTATGGGTAGTCAACGTGAACGTTCCGTCTATAAAAAATACTTCCCAGACAAATATGATTTAAAACTTTTCGACAATTCTGGAGGCAATCAATATGATTCGGAATGGTCATCCCAGACTGATGCTAAAATGGACACAATTGCAAAGATGGCATTGAAAAAATTTAGACAAAATGAAGAAGTTGAACTTGGTGAAATGTCATATGTAATCAAATACAAAAAGGCAAAGAATAGATATTTGAGTAACAAGTCCAGAGATGTTGATAACACAAAAGATGCACTCCAATTCAAATCAGAAAAAGATGCACAGTCAACACTGAATGGTTTAGATTATCAGTTCAGAGGCAATTATGAAATTGTTAAAGAGGCCAGTGATAGTTGGGATGAGTGGAAAAATACAAGAATACAATCTAAAAATATCTTCAGAATGTTAAAACAAAAACATAAAAATAATATTCCTAAAATGAAGAGTGGTTTAGAACTCATCTTTAAACAAAATAAAACAAAACCAGACCAAGAAAAAGTAATGTGGCAGGAATTTAATAAATTTTTCAAAATCAAAGAAGACGTTGAACTTGGTGAAGCCGCATCAAAATATACAATCTATCACAAAACTTTTACCTCTGCGGCAACTCATGCCAAGGATTATGCAGAAAAACAGGGGTATGATTTAGATGATGGCGATTGGAACAGAGAAGTCACTATGGGCGGTGCTTCTGGAAGAGGTCGGCCAGGTGAAGGAAAGACCAAAAGGTTTAATATCGGGTTGGAGAAAAACGGTAAACCACAAAAGAAAAGGTTACAATTTCAAGTCTTCGGAATGCCTAAGGGTTCATATGAATTGAATATGTATATTGAAGAAGTTGAACTTAGTGAAGCGGCCGTGAAAACAAAATTGCGTGATCTTTCTCAAGAATTATCCGCTTATGCAAAAAAACATAGAAATAGTATTGATAGCTTATATTTTAAAAAACTTGCACAAATAGCCGCCTCAGGAAAAATTCCTTCCGTTCAGGACATTGATAATGAAATAGAACCACGAAAAATTGTTTTAGATATGATGGCTAAATCTTTTCCTGAAGAATTTATTAATCAAGATCATTCACAAAGTAAAGATTCGATAAAAAATCAATCCGGGCTTTTTTATGCACGACATGGAGAAAACGATGAAGTAAATGAAATAACTACAGGATTACTTAGTAGAGCCGCAAGTAAAGCCGAAGTTCAAGGGAGAGAACCCGGAGGTTCTGGTGGAGCAAGTGCAAATTATGGAAATAACTCCGGCAAGGTAAGAAATAAACGGAAACTCCAATCAGTTAAATTCGCAAAGGCTTTTTCTAAAAAATATTTTAAAAACGAGGATAACATGATAGAAAATTTAAAATCAATCGATAAAGAAATTGATAAATTTCATAGTCGAACTAAACACTTAAAATATCTTTCCGGGAAAGATCGTGATCACATGCGAATGTTATCAAGAAAAAGAGATGGCTTTTTAAAAAATAACGAAGTCGAAGAAGCAGTTAATGAAGAATTTAAGTCAAGAATTTCTAACAATCCAATAGTAAATAAACTTTATTTGATGAATCAAGCAAAATCTATTGCAAAAGAAATCACGGGCCCTAATAAAGAACATAAAATATCTGATTGGGAAGCTTTAGCTAAAAAAATGGGCTTTAGCAGACGCCAATATGAGGAATTCGGGGATAATCAAGGCATGTATGAATCTATTATATCGCAAGAAAATGATAATATGATCACTAAATCAAGATTAAAACTTGAAAAAGTTTTGTTAGATAGAAAAAAACCAATAGAACCAAAAGTCGATGAAAGAGCTGGAGAATGGGGTACTGACAAGTTAGCCAACACCTATAGAAAAACTACTCCTGGTCAAGATGTTAAAGAAGGAAACATCACTGTTAATGATAGAGATCCCTATAAAATTTTTGAACAGCTAATTCATTATGTAATGGGAACTTCTATTAAAAATATAGAAGACTATTCGTTTTATAAAATTGAAGAAACTCCTGATAAATTGAGATTAGAAAATAAAGAAGGAGCATTGGCGACAATTACTTTAGCCGATGTTCAATCTGCTTATGATGATCAAGATATGGCTATGGAAGAATTTATTGAAATGATGTTAGGATTTGGTGTTAAAGAATTAACAGAAAAAGGAAATAGTATTATAGGTGACGAAGGCATTCCGGCTATTGGAAAAGATAAAACGGGACAAGGCATTTATACTACAGATCCACCTAAAACTTTTGAAAATATAGATTTATATTCAAGATTTATTCAATCAAATGAACAACGGCAAAAAAAAGGTTTTGTTGTTAACTAACTAAATAAAGAGAATAAACAATTTTAATTAGGAGAAAAAAATGGCTTTATGGGGAACTACTGCCGCGGCAGATAATAATAAACCCAAGTTTTTGCCTGCAGATGAAGATTCAGATTACAACAAAGCAGAATGTTATGCAACTAATGCTGGATGGGTAATAGATGGAGCGGCTACAGGAAATGGCAATACAAGCGCAGATCCAGAAGTGCTAGTAGCAATTCGTGGATTAGCGGGTGCTTCTGCGACTACTGGTCTTAAAACAGCAACTATTACATCATTTAGATTTTCACCAGGAACAACGGCCACTACTGATCATACAGCAGGTTCAAGTTCGCAAAGAGTCTCGGTTACAATCACATGGGATGAGGCTATAACAGTTACAGGAAATCCAACTGTTGTTATTGCTAATGATGTTTCTGCAGATCATACATGTGCATATACTTCTGGTACGGGTACAAACAGACTTACCTTCCAGGTTGCAAGTCAGACACTTGCCACAGGTGATGTTATGACAATCGGTGGTGCAAATGTTGTACTTGCTGGCGGAACTCTTAAAGATCAAGGAGGAACTCCTGCTGATGCATCATTAGTGATGTCAGGAGTGACCGCAGTTACACATACTGTATTAGCATAGAGTAATACGTAATTTTTGATAATAAAAGGTGATTATGGGTAAAAATGAAAAGAACAATAGAAAAGTTCCTGAACTTGTGATAGATAATGGCGAGGATAGAGAGATTCCTTCAATACAGGAATCTCTCGTTACTATTCTTGAAAAAAAAATGATAGATATTAATGAAATGTATGATGAACAGGAAAATCTATTAACTGAATATGCAAACAAAAAACGAGAACTAAATAATAACGAAGAAACCGTAAAATTCGAATTAAGCGGATTGCACGGTGCTAAAATAGTTATACAACAATTAATTGAAGAAGCAAAAGATTCATAATAACGTCTTGGCTGAGTCCCAGCAACTTCATCCATTTTAAGGAGTTAAAACAATGGCTGACAAAAAAATGACGGATTTAGCAGATCTGTCCACCGCGATTGCATCTGATGATGTTGTCCATGTAGTAGACGATCCTTCAGGTAGTCCCGTAAACAAAAAGGTTAGTGTTTTCAATCTTTTTGGGAACTTGAATCATTCGACTAATTCAGGAGACATTACTGGTAGATCGTTTATATCTACAACTATTTCAACTGCTACCGGTTCAACGTCTGGTGATATTACGGCATTGAATTCACAAACAACCCATGACCATAGAACAGGTGATGCTAATTCAGTAGTCAATATATTTGGTGCAAAAGTAGATGCAAACATTTCTGGTTCTAATACAATAGTCACTACATCCGCCTCTGGTGCAAAAATTACATTGAATATGACTAATGCAGTTGATTCAGCAAATGTAAATACAGCATATACTGGTGGTTCTGCAAGAGCGTATGGTTTAATGGTCGACATAAACGACACAAATAAAGGATCGTCTGCAAGAGCCACAAAACCCGATGCTTTTCTTAGTTTAAGAGACCAGGGGGGATGGACCGCTGATAATCATCCAGGGGCACAAGCTGTTCATTATTTTGCTGAACTTGGTGCTTCACTTGGTGGATCAGGCAACACAGATGGATATGTTGCTTCCGCGGCTGTTTCAAATACGAGTGCAACTTCCGCAAATCTCGTAATGTTTGGAACTGCTATGAGCGATTCACCATCTGATGCAAGATTAAGAATTAAAGTTAACGGAACCGAATATTGGCTGTTAGCAACAAGTAACACAAGCATGACCTGATAAGGAATTGAAGTAAAATGGCAGATAAACGCATTTCGGGTCTTCCTGCAGTATCAACCGCGGCTAGAGAAGATTTACTACTACTCGTTGATGATCCAGCAGGCATCCCTTCGAATAAAAAAATATCATTAACGCAATTTTTTTCAAACGTTGAACCCGAAACAGTATTCGCCAATACTAAAATATTGTCTAGTTCTACCAATGCCGCTGTTATTTTTAAGGGCGGTGTTGGTGTACAAGAAAGCATGAAGATTGATAATAAGTTAACAGTAAATGCACTCACTGTTTTAAATATTGCAACAATTACTTCATTATCTTCTAATTTAATTGGTACCACAAATGCTTTATATGATTTAGGAAACACAACCGTAGGTTGGAAAAACGCATATGTAAGTGTGATTAATGGATCTACTGATGAAAATTTATTGATTACAGCAAATACAAATGCATCGGCAAATATAACATTCACAGGCGCAAATGTTTATATAACGTCAAATACTATACTTGCAGGAACAAACACGGTTGTTTCATCAAATAGTACTTTTACCAGTGATAATGTTTCAATTACTGGTGCAAATGTTTATATAACGTCAAATACTATACTTGCAGGAACAAACACGGTTGTTTCATCAAATAGTACTTTTACCAGTGATAATGTTTCAATTACTGGTGCAAATGTTTATATAACAAGTAATAGTACGTTTGCAGGAACAAATACTGTTATTTCATCAAATAGTACTTTTACCAGTGATAATGTTTCAATTACTGGTGCAAATGTTTATATAACAAGTAATAGTACGTTTGCAGGAACAAATACTGTTATTTCATCAAATATTACTCTGTTGGCCACAAATACTCATATCATAAGTGAGAATTTATATTCTTCGGCTAATGCGACATTGGCAGGATCATTAACTACTATTACGTCTAATGTGAATATAACCGCAAATGTATCACTCACCTCAACAATAGACACCACAAGCAACAGCACTGGTGCTTTGACATTATCTGGAGGACTGGGAATCGCTAAAAGTGCGGTTATCGGTGGAAACTTAAATGTTCATGGAAATATACATGCTAATGGAAATATCACAGCAGATGGTGGTACAATTGCATTAGGGGATTCCAATGCAGATACAGTAACATTCAATGCTGATATTGGATCTGATATTCTTCCCAATATAGATTCGGTTTATGATCTAGGAAACACTACAAATCGTTTTGCCAATGCTTATGTAGATGAACTTACAATAACAGGGAACGTTGTTGTTGCGAGTTCAATGACAGCAACGGGAAATGTAAGTGGTGCTTTTGGTATATTTTCAGATAATGTAAGCATATCAGGAACAAAAGAATTAATTTTTAGAGATGCGGCGTTAACAATAAATTCTCCAATTGACGGAGAAATAGAGATCGCTTCTGATGATCTTATTACATTTACCGCAACATCAAATGTAGAAGTGGATTCAGCGATATTTAATGTTATATCTAATTCAGTATTTGCTGGTACAAATACTAATATTACATCTAATGTTACATTATCTGGTACAAACACAAATATTAGTAGCTCTAATTTAAGTATAACAGGATCAGGCGCAACAATAGATGGAACATTGATGAATGTCAAATCTAATGTTGATATGACAGGAATTATAACGGTTGGGTCAGACGGTCTAGGAAAAAACTTTACAATATATTCTGGTACTGCGGGTAATAAAATTAAATTAAAAGCACTTTCGGATCAATTAGTTTCAAACACTCAAATTGAAAGTAGTGAAAAAATTCGAACAGACGGTAGTGTTTTTGTATCAAACGGCAGTTCTCTTGTATTTGGTAGTCAATTTAAAATTATGGACACCACAAACACGACTGGATTTCTGTTACAAGAAGATGGAACGGCCTCTGGAAGTGGTACTGAAGGCGGTAGACTTGATTTAGAAACTGATGAAGAAGCAAAAATAACTCATAATTTAACTGATGGATTTATTTTTAGTGATAAAATTAATCAAATCAATGTTTCATCAACAACTAATTCAACATCGACTACTTCGGGGGCAATAAAAACTGCTGGTGGTTTGGGCGTTGTACAAGCGGCGTGGTTTGGTGGAGAAGTGCATGCTCAATCTTCTTTAGCCCTTGCTGGAGCAACTATAACTACTGGCTCTGTTGGATCAGGTGCTGGTATTCTAGCAATAAAAAATGGTACTGCACCAACTACTCAAGGAGTAAATCAAGCATATTTGTATGCAAGAGATGATGTCGCAGAATCACACATATATACAATGGATGAGGGGGGAAATGAAACAAAACTTGGTCCTCACAATGAAAACAATGAATGGGAATTTTATTCTAGAAACGTTAAGACAGGAAAAGTTATTCGTGTAAATATGGAACGTATGATTCGAAAATTAGAAGAGTTTACAGGAAATGTTTTTATAGAGGAATATTAATAATATTATGAAAAAAAAACCCACTAAAAATCAAACGGTTTTAGAAAAAGAATATGTTGCAACTTATGACGAGAATAAAAAAAGAATTGATAATATCATGATTGAAAAAATAGAAAAAGAATTTGAAAAATTAAATAATGATAGAGGTTTGACGATACAAAAAATAAATCAATTTGAAACAGAATTACTGAATTTAAAAACTCATCTTACTATGATTGATGGCGCAATTCAAACGTGTACTTATTTTTTAACCGGAAAAGAAGAAATAAACAATGAAACAGCCATAAAAAGCTGATTGAAAGAAAAACCAGTGTTTGATGATTTGAATAAAGATAATTATATATTATATGCAATGAAATATTATGAAAATCCTCAATGTTTAAGTGAACAAGATTTTCATAATGATTTAAAAATTATAAAATACCTGAAAAGATTGTTGAATCGATATCATTTAGGTGGTGATTTAAAGGAAAGATTAATTTTAAATCACATAATAACATTAGGAAATGTTTTTCCAGTTGAGGTTTTATCTAGAATATTATTTTTGAAAATATCTCAAAAATATTGGACTTATTTAAAAACTTTTTTGATATATTTAGAATTCATGCCAGAACAAATATCAAGCATAAATGGCGAAAAGATTATTAGTAGTGATATAAGAGTAAATTTAGAAATAGCAAACAGATTACGAGAGATAACACCAAATGGGATTAGCTTCAGCCGCAGGTAATATATTTTTTGTTTATACGTTTATTAAAAGACTTGCGACTCCTTTTAGTAGCACGAAAGCTTTTGAATTGGGGATTATTGATAAAAACGGAAAAATTCTTAAAAAAAGAAGTAAATTAAAGACTAAAGAAGAAAAAGAATCATACACATTAACAGATACATTGGTTTTTAATTTAAAAAAAATTTTAGCGAAAGTTCCTGGGGGATCAACAAAATTTGCTACTTTTGTAGCGGCGCTGTTTTTACTGAAAGAAGAAAATAAAAACGCAAAATTATATTATGATCAGACATTTTTAGAAAAAAAATATACATCATTTTTACAAGAATGTCAATATAATAAAAAAGAAATTGGTCTATTAATAGATGAAATTAGCCGCAGAGAAGAAGAATTGAACGAAGACGGATTGGCCGCTGGTGGAGGCGCTATTGCAGGGCTCGGTGTTGAAAATCCCTCTATTCCAGGACAATCAGAACCAGGAATAAAGAAGAAGAAAATAAAAAAAGGAAGCACATTTGCTGGTTCAGAGGTTTTTATAGTTAAACCAGAAACTTTTATGAGAGCGAGATACGGTAAACGTCGATATGCTAAATATGAACAATATGTAGGCAATGATGATACGGGAGAAGCCATTAGACAATATGGAAGAGCTAATCCAAGCAAACCCATTGTGTTACAAGATGAACTAACCGGTTCTATGATTTATCTTAAATACGGACGTAAACATGCTGGATTTCACGGCTTTTAGACAACAAAAAGAAACTACAATTCTTGCAGAAAAATATGATATCAGTTACAGTATTGCAAAAAATGTAATAGATGTGTTGGTAGAGAAAAATATAAATAAGAGTGATACTGAAACCATTTCTTCTATCGTTAGAATGTTTAAGTTAAGAGAAGAACCCAAGAGTAAAAAGCAATTGCGTATAGAAGAAAAACAAGGAAATTTGCAACATCTTTTAAATGAATTTAAAAAAGATAAAGTAAAAAAACAAAATGTTGATATAAAATTTAAGTCAATTTTTAGTGATCAATAGAAAGAATAGCAACCATGATAGCAAGAGATACACTTACAATACAAAATCATACAGAAGGCGATGGAGCCGCCGCTAGATTGACTAATATTGCGTTTCAGGGGTGGTCTGATGGCGAAGATTCTGCCAATGATTATTTTAAAGGATTTGGTACAACCACCGCTACGGTATCTGGATTAGATGATATTACATTTGGAGGAAATTATAATTCAACTGATGTTAGAACTTATCGAGTAAAAATTGATGCGGCCGCCGCTACTGATACATTTACTTGGTCAAATGATGGGGGATCAACTTGGGAAGCCACTGGTGTTGCGGTTATGGGGTCCACTCAAGAATTAGATAATGGCATAACAATTACATTTGCCGCAACAACTGGTCATACGTTGAATGATTATTGGGAAATAACCACAATCATAACAACGACTGCTATGCATAAATTGGGAGAAATAATTGTCGATCATGAAGGCACTTCCGCTGATGATAGGGGAGAATTGACCGTAAAAACGAATAATGGGTCGGGTGTAAATTTAATCCAAACTTATCATTCTAATGGAGATTCAACATTTACCGCAAAATGTTATAATTCTGATGGCGCACATGGTTTGATAACAATTAGAGACACTAGCGGTGTTATTGTAAACACATAAAGAATGAAAATGAACGAGATTTTTCAATACAACCCCTTAAATTTGTTTGAAAAAGTCATATTGGTTCCTATGATAACTGTTATCATAACCATAGTAGGATGGAGTCTTGTTAATATTATAGAATTAAAATCCGATGTGGCTATAGTGAAAACTGATATAAAACATATAACAAAACAGATTGATTTTATATCTGAAAGAATAGTCAAATTAAATCACTTAACTAATTTTAGTGTTGTTGTGCGAGATGAGTATGCTGTTAAATGAAAATGAACAACAAGTTTTGAAATTAGTTGTGTCTATAAAAAACAAAAACAAAGTCAAAGATTTGTCTCCAGTTTATAAGTATGCTTACGATTTAAAAGTAGATGATGAATCTATTCAAAAAATTTTATTATTGGCCTCGTGGTAGTTGACTTTTATAGTCAAATTTGATATAATTATAATAAATCTATATTATATTCTAATATATCCTCTATCTAATTATTTGACATGTCTCTTTATATTGATGTAAAATATTTGAACCTTTTATCTAGTAGACTTCCTTTATATAAACAAAAAAAAGAATATCTCTGGAATTTCCGATGTCCAATTTGCGGAGATTCTCAAAAAAAACTAACCAAAGCAAGGGGATATGTTCATAGAAAAGAAAATAATCTTTTTTATAAATGCCATAATTGCGGAGTAGGGAAAACTTTTTCAAATTTTTTAAAAGAGTTGGATGTAAGATTGCATTCTGAATATTGTATGGAAAGATATATGTCTGGTGAAAATAAATTTAGTAATTATAAGGAGCCAACATTCAAATTTGATATTCCAAAATTTAAAAAAATTGATCTAAAAATACCATGCGTAAAAGACTTAAACGATGAACATTTTTGTAAGCAGTATGTCAAATCTAGAAACATTGTACCCAATAAATACCAATATCTTTATTTTGCTAAGGATTTTAAAAAATGGGTTGAAAGTCTTAACCTCGATACACATTATGAATTAATTAAAAATGATCCTAGATTGGTCATACCTTTTTTTGATAAAGATTATAATTTGATTGCCGCTCAAGGAAGATCATTAATAAAAAGTTCTAAATTAAGATATGTGACAATTAAGGTTAAAGAAAATGCACCAAAAATTTTTGGATTGAACACCTGGAATGAAAATAAGACCACCTATATAGTTGAAGGTCCGATAGATTCTTTATTTGTAGAAAATTCTCTTGCTATGGCCGGAGCTGATTTATCGACATGCAAAACACTATTAAATGATATTGATGTAGTATTTGTTTATGATAATGAAAAAAGAAATAAAGAAATTGTTAAAAAAATGGATAAAATTATTTCAGATAACCATAAGATAGTTATTTGGCCCAATCATGTAATGGAAAAAGACATTAATGATATGATATTAAACAATGTAAATGTTATGAGTGTTATGGAAAATAATACCTTTCAAGGATTAATTGCAAAAACAAAATTATTAGAATTTAAATTATGATAAATGAAAAACAAGTGCATAATCATGGATTTGTGAAGTTATTAAATGTGATGGGCTCCGATGAAGAAGTCGAAAATGCCGCAAGAATTAGTTATGGAACCGGTACGAGAAAAACTAGTCAAACAAGAAATTTAATTCGATATTTAATGCGGCATAATCACACATCTCCTTTTGAAATGTGTGAAGTGAAATTTCATTTAAAACTACCTATCTTTGTAATGAGGCAATTTGTTAGACACCGAACCGCTAACATAAATGAATATTCAGGCCGTTATTCCATAATGAGTGACGAATTTTATTTACCTGCAGAAAAAGATGTTCATGAGCAATCAGAGCAAAACAATCAAGGCCGAGGAAAAGAATTAGATGAAGACAACAAAACACTTGTTCTTGGGCGAATGTATGATGCGAATGAACACTCACAGATGTGTTATAAACAAATTGTAGACCCTACACTATTAGACGGGTTTTATGATGGTTTTAATGGTATTGCAAGAGAATTGGCAAGAACTGTTTTACCAGTTTCTAATTATACGGAATGTATTTGGAAGATAGATTTAAATAATTTTTTTAAATTTTCCAAATTACGCATGGATTCTCATTCTCAAAAAGAAATTAGAGATTATGCAAATATAATGTATGATTTAGTAAAACCATTATTTCCTATAAGTTGTGAAGCATTTGAAGATTATATCTTAAAGGCTGAAACATTTTCAGCAGAAGAAATGAAGATCATTAAAGCCAATATAAAATGTACATTGGACTTTAATGACCCTAAACTTGTAGAAGACCTGCATATAATGACAAACGCAGAGTTTAACTTATCAACCCGAGAACGTAAAGAGTTTTTAGAAAAATTGAAAGGAATTTAAAATGTCTCTACCAACAGAATATCAATCATTTATTCATTTATCGAGATATGCAAGATGGAATTATAATCTCAAAAGACGTGAAACCTGGGAAGAAACGGTTAACAGATATTTGGCATTTTTTAAAGAACATTTAGATGATAATCATGATTTTGTTATTAGTAATGAACTAGAAGCAGAGTTGCGTGAGGCAATTTTAACCCTTAAAGTGATGCCTTCAATGAGGTGCTTGATGACGGCCGGTGAAGCACTCAAAAAAGAAAATATAGCAGGTTATAATTGTTCGTATGTAAAAATAGATAGTCCACGATCATTTGATGAAATTTTATATGTGTTAATGAATGGAACAGGAGTGGGATTTTCTGTGGAAGAAGAATATGTTAATCAACTTCCTATTATATCAGATGAATTTTATGAAACAGATACTACAATTGTTATAGCAGATTCAAAATTGGGGTGGGCAAAATCATATAAAGAATTGATTTCATTAGTTTGGCAGGGGCAAATACCAAAATGGGATTTATCTAAGATAAGACCAGCGGGTTCTGCTCTTAAAACCTTTGGAGGAAGAGCCTCGGGTCCTGAGCCATTAGAAGATCTTTTTATGTTTACTATAAATACGTTTCGAAATGCTTCCGGGCGTAAATTAAAATCAATAGAAGCGCATGATATTGTATGTAAAATTGCAGAAATTGTTGTCGTAGGAGGTGTTCGTAGATCTGCTCTTATTAGTTTATCTAATCTTAATGATGAAACAATGAGACATGCTAAATCGGGTCTCTGGTGGGAAAATAATCCTCAACGAGCCCTCGCCAATAACTCTGTTAACTATAAAGAAAAGCCAGATGTTGGTACTTTTATGAGAGAATGGTTATCCCTTTATGATTCCAAATCAGGAGAACGGGGAATTTATAATAGTTTGGCGGCTAGACAGCAAGTAGAAAAAATGAATACCGAAGAACATATTAGACGAAAACCTAGAAATGATTTTGGCACTAATCCATGTAGTGAAATTATTCTTAGAAGTAGGGAATTTTGTAATCTTTCAGAAGTCGTAATCAGAGGAGATGATACATTAGAATCTTTAGAAAATAAAATTAAACTTGCAACTATCATTGGAACATTTCAATCAACTCTTACAAGTTTCAAATATTTATCAAAAGAATGGAAAAATAATTGCGAAGAGGAACGACTTTTGGGGGTCTCTCTTACAGGAATAATGGATAATTCTTTGACAAATGGTAAAAAAGGCAATTTAAAAGATTTATTGGATAAGTTAAAAAATGTTGCAATTAAAACTAATAAAGAATTCTCAAAAAAACTTAACATCCCGCAATCTGCCGCAATTACTTGTGTCAAACCTTCTGGTACGGTTAGTCAACTTGTTGATTCTGCTAGTGGCATACATGCTCGTCACAATCCCTACTATATTAGAACAGTGCGGGCTGATAATAAAGATCCGCTTTGTAAATTCATGAAGGAAGCAAACTTTCCAAATGAACCAGATGTGATGAAACCGAAACACACATCTGTATTTTCATTTCCTATGAAAAGTCCACAAAATGCAAGATGTAGAGCCGATATAAATGCGATTGAACAGTTAGATCTTTGGTCAACATATCAAAAATATTGGTGCGAACACAAACCATCTATTACCATTTCAGTCAAAGAAAATGAGTGGATAGAAATGGGAAATTGGGTATGGAATAATTTTGATGATATTAGTGGAATATCTTTTTTACCTTTTTCTGAACATGCATATAGGCAAGCACCTTATCAAGATTGTACAAAAGCTGAATATACAAAAGCATTAAAAGCAATGCCTAAAAATGTTGATTGGTCATTATTATCTGCATATGAGGAAAAAGATTTTACTGTAGGATCACAAGAATTAGCTTGCGCCGCAGGTGATGGGTGTGAAGTGGTGGATTTATAATGCTAAAATATGAAATAGATTTTAACAAAGGAAATTATGTTGTTGGACATTTTACTTTCAGGGAATGTGCAATGTGTGAAAAAGCAAAATCTTTATTAGATAAGTATAAAAAACAATATATGTTCATTCAGGCGGATAAGAGATTGTTTGGTAAAATATTGTCAATTACAGGAAGTAAAAAAGTCCCTCAAATTTTTTTGGAGGGTCAAGTTTTTCTGACCGTTGAACAATTAGAAGAATCATTAAAAGACGAGGAGAAGGCTTAAAGTCTTAATATGGAAATATCGGAAAATATTAATTGCACTTATTGTTTTAAAACGTATGAAATTCTTGTTCATGAAGACGAAGATGAAATAGTACGATTTTGCTCTTATTGCGGAGAATTAATAGAATTACAAGAAGAAGATGATGGCAACTGGGACACCTGATTTATATGTGGGAATTGATTATTCATTAACCAGTCCAGCCATAACAGAATGTCGTGGAGAGTGGAAATATGAAAATATTACACATTATTGTTTAGCAAAAAATGATAGACAATTTGAAAGATGGAAATCTTTTCGTAATATTCGAATAGAAAAATATCCTAAATATAATACAGAGATGGAAAGATATTTAGGACTATCGTCTTGGGTTAAAAAATGTATTATGAAATATGATGTTACAGATCAAAACTTGCATCAAGTAGTTTTTATTGAAGATTATGCATATGCCGCAATTGGACAAAGAATTTTGCAAATTGCAGAAAATATGGCAATTTTAAAAAACACTTTATACAACTGTAAACTTGGGTATAAAATGATACCCCCTACAGTAATCAAAAAATACGCATCCGATAAGGGAAACGCAAATAAAGAATTGATGTATGATTCTTTTGTGTCTGATACGCATAGAAAACTCATAGATGAATTTCAAATAAACTGCGATAAAAATCCCATTTCAGATATAGTTGACTCTTATTGGATTTGCAAATACGGATACGAAAATGGCAATAATACCTGATGAATATGATAGTTATGACTTCGGTTTTTCCGCAGTAAATGATGAAGAATATAAAGCAAAAACAACAGAAGTAGAAAAGAAAATAGTTGAGGTTCAAGCAAAATCTCAAAGTTTTGCAAATTTAGAAAAGAAAATAGATTCCGCAATTAAAGAAATTAGTTATAAAAAAGAATATTTAGAAGAAAAATATATAGTAGATATGGGCAAAGTTGAGCAATTAATTTTACCTCTTTTATATAATCTTATGAAAAATCCAGATAAAGATTATATTTATTGGCCAAAACGGGAAGAAATTATTACTAAACAAATAGAAAAAATTAAAGATGTGACTCAAGACTTATCTAAATAGATGTAGTTGATGATACTGTAGAGTAGCATTTAAGACGGCGGTTCGACTCCGCCCACCTCCACCAATGAGCCATATGAATGATAATCCTACTTTGTTATTGTGGGTTTTTATAATATCGATTATGATGGGATTATATTTTGTTCTAGACTGGACTTTGATGACTTAATGTTGGGGGTGTTCGGGAATTCGATTGAATGTGATTATGCAGAGGAGACCATCTTGACAGATGTAAAATGTCATTTAACTTAATCGCAAACAATGACGATTATTTTTCCGCACAGGTAGCATTGGCCGCTTAGTGTTGGAGTGGGCTTATGATTGTGCCTTGAAACAGAAACAATCAATTACACAAATTAAGGGAATATGATATCGTTTACAGAAAAAGCCGCTAATAAAGTATTGGGTATAATGCAAGATCAGAAAGTTTCTGAAGGTACAGTAGTGCGAGTAGGCGTTAAAGGTGGCGGGTGTTCAGGATTTACTTATACAGTAGATTTTGAAAGCCGTAAAGGGAAATTTGATTTAGAGTTTGAATCTTTTGGATTAAACATTTTAGTAGATAAAAAAAGTCATTTATATATTAGAGATACAGAAATTGATTGGTCGGATAATTTAAATGATCGTGGATTAAAATTTAACAATCCTTCAGCAAAAGGAACATGCGGCTGTAGGACATCATTCATGTATGAACGTATTGAGGAAAATGAACACAAACCAAGTTGGATGTAAACTTAAAATTTCTGAAAAGGCATCAAATGTTTTTAAAGAAATGATTGAAGACGAAAAAAAAGACATTGAAAATTCATACTTACGAGTAGGAGCAAATTCCGGCGGTTGTTCTGGGTGGAAATATAGTTTAGATTTTGAAAATAAAATTAAACCAGAAGATTTGGTTTTTATTGAAAACGGAATTAAATTAGTAATAGATGAGCATATACTTAATGATATAGTTGGTGATGTAGAAGTAGATTATAAAATAGGAAATTTGGTAGAACAGGGATTCATATTTAAAAGACTCAAATATGGACATGTTTGTGGTTGCGGAGAAAGTTTTACACCAATAAAGGATATTCCCGCAGATAGTAGACAGCACTTAGGATGGAAATAATATGGCATATTCAGATAAAGTAGTAGAGCATTTTGAAAGACCCAAAAATATTGGAAGTTTTGATAAAAATGATCCTAGTATAGGAACCGGTCTTGTGGGGGCACCGGAATGTGGTGACGTTATGAAATTACAAATAAAGGTGGATGATAATGATAAAATTGTTGATGCAAAATTTAAAACATTTGGATGTGGTTCTGCAATTGCAAGTTCTTCATTGGCAACCGAATGGGTTAAGGGTAGATCATTGGACGAAGCATTTGCGTTAGATAATACAGTCATTGTGCAAGAATTATCATTGCCCCCAGTAAAAATTCATTGTTCGGTTCTTGCAGAAGATGCAATTAAAGGAGCAATAGCAGATTATAAAAGTAAACAAGAAGCAACAACTTAGAAAAACCAAATCCCCTATAAACATAAATATAAGGGAGTTAAAAGGAGTTTAAATGTGTAATAATCCAGAATGCGAATGTTCAAATTGCACCTGTGATCCATGCGAATGTACTGCAGAAGTTCAATGTGCCTGTTCGGAATTTGATGATGATCTAGTAGCACCAGTTTAAAAGGAAAAAATGTTAAATGTAAAAGAATTATTTGAAAATTTAAGTGATCAAGAAAAAGAAGAACTTAAAAAACTTCTTCTTCATCACACAGATGATGTTAAAACGGAAAGTCCTAAAGAAGACACCTTTGCTAATATAGCAATAATAGATCCGCTTCAACAGAATGAAGAAGTAGAAGCCCAAGAGCCTGAAGTAAAAGAGCCCGAAGTAGAAGTTGCGGATCTTACAGTTTCAGAAAAACAAGAATTTTTAGTTAAATTTGGATATGATCCTACTAATGTCAAGTAT